ATAAGAGATGCTATAGAGGACATGGCAATCCGCACATTTTCTGACAAAAATTCAAATGATTGGAGTTGGGAAGAGACTCCAGAAACAATTGAAGCATTAAAGCAACTTCATAATACTGTAACTCAGGTAAATGAGAATAAAGTTCTGAAACCAAAGCCTGTAAAGAAATGACAGAAGATAAGAAGTTGATTGATGATTGCTTTTACGTTGATTCAAAAAAATATGGACTCTGGTATTCAACAGACAAAGAAGGTAACGGACTTATCACGGCTCTCACTGAAAAGTCATGTATATCAGGAACCCGTTTTTATCTTAAAGGACGGCAGGAAGGTTGGTCTTAGACCAAAACCTATGAAGGTAATGTAGATGGAAAACTCTAAAGAATATCCATATCATGAATTAGACCCAACAACTCCTTGGTATGAGTGGTTGATGTATTGTGAGATATGTCATCAATTAAACGTTGTTGGGCAACCATCTTTAGGTAGATTCGCTGCATATAGACGTTATTTAAAATCGGTAGGTGTTTTATGATGATTAAAAGATTTGTTGACTGGTTCTTTGCATCAGACAAAGAGAAGAAAGTGATTGTAGATTGTGCTGACAACTTTGTTGGAAGTAAGTTTACTTTACTTGACCTTATCCAGTCTTTGGAAACAAGATTGGAGAGACTTGAACGGGAAAACGTAGAGACAACAAATGCTCTCTATGAGATGGAGAATAGACTTCAAGCACAAATCGATGCTCATTGCCCACCAATATATAGTATGAATGATTATTCTTTGGGAGACAAGTAATGTACGAACTTGATGATTTTGAAAAAGCACTTGCTCATTTCGGAACTCGTGTTGATGTTATCATTGCTATGGAAATGGGTGGTAAAATTGATGGTCAATCTGCATATAAAGAAATTAAGGCAGAATTAAAAGAACTTAAAAGAGCAAAAAAGCAATACGCTAAAGAACAGTGAAGGTTAATCCCAATATCATAAGATCTATCAATTCTTCTGATTTTATTCCTCTTCCAAACATAACAGTTCAAAATTTTGAACAATTCAAATGGAAAGGTGATGATATATCTGGATCTTGGGATTTTTTTGGATCAGATGATTATAATAATTATCAAAATAATTTAAAAATACAACCATTAAATTGGTATTATCGACGCAATCAAATAAAATATACTCTTAATTCGCATGGGTATAGAGCGAAGGAATTTAAAGATATTAATTGGAAAGATTCTATAGTTATTTTTGGTTGCTCATATATCTTTGGGACTGGTGTGGATGATTCACATACAATACCTGCAGTCTTAGAAAAACTTTGTAAAACACCTGTAATTAATTTGGGAATGGGTGGGTCATCTATACAATTTGCCTTACATAATTCTTTAATGCTTTATAAAAAGTATGGTTCTCCAAAATGTGTCATTTATGGGATGCCAGGTATTACAAGATATTTGATGTATCAAAGAAATCATGTAGAATTAAAACTTGATTGTGATAATACTAAACTTGTAGATCATTTGGTTCCTTTTAATCTTGTAAATGTTGAGTTAATTAGGAATTTATGGGAAAATAAGAGTCAATATTATGAATTTTCATTATTTCCAACAACATCAAAAATATTAGGATGTGATTTGTTTCATCCTATACCCGATGATTATGCTAGGGACATGAGTCATCCTGGTATTGAATCCAACAAATTAATCGCACAAAAGATTTACAACACCTTCAGTTTATGATTAAATATGTTAAGAAGATATTCAATACATTTGTAGAATATCTTGAAAATCAAAAAAGTAAAAAATTGGCCAAGCAATTAAGTAAAGAAGATCCTTTTATTTACAAGTAATCATGACAAAAATTTATGAGTCTCCTGATAAAGGAGAGACTATTAGAGAAAGAGAATTTAATCAGGCATCTGAACCTAAAAAGACCTGGACTTTAGAAGTTGAGAAGGTTCATGAAGAATATTTTATTAGTCTCCCAGATGATCTGCTTGATGCTGCCAACTTAAAAGAGGGTGACAATGTAGAATGGGTTGACAATGGAGATGGTTCATTTATTATGAAAAAACTTCCTCCAATGACTTATGATGATATGATTGCTGAGGGTTGGACAATGACTGCAGATGGATTTTGGATAAAGGATAAATAAGTAAATAAAAGAAATATTATTGTAAGATGGCAGCAACATTAACCGCTACTGGTTTAACCTTTGATGACGGAACTTCATTAAATTCAAAGTATGGAGTTTTGGCACAAGGAACAGTATCGGTATTTTTTCAATCCTCAGCACCAACTGGATGGACACAAGTTACCACTCATAATGATAAAGCACTGAGAGTTGTGTCTGGAACTGGTGGTGATTTTGGATTTGGTGGAGTATCTGGTGCTGGTGGATTATCATTTAGTACAGTATTTCCAAGTAGCACTTCTCCAGTTAGTGTTAATTTTAATGCAAATGTTCCTGTTAGTGGAACTGTTGGAGATACAACATTAACAACTTCACAAATACCGAATCATACTCATAACTCTCTTACTGGTGGAAGCGCAAATGCTGCTAGTGGAGGATCTAGTTTTTTGGTAAGTGGAACAAATAATACTGGTGGAGTTGTGTCTCCTGGGGGAATTGGAGGATCACATAATCACCCATTCAGTGGTAATATAAATTTTACTGCAACTGGTAGTGGAACAATTGACCTGAGACTACAGTATATCGACGTTATTCTCTGCTCTTTTAATTAATATGGCAAGACTAACTTCTACTGGCATTTTGTTTGATATTGCAGATACTGCAAATTCTATTAATAGTTTTTATTGGTTGTATCCTGCTGGTACTGTAAAAGTCTTTTATCAGTCGGCAGCACCAACGGGATGGACTAAAATTGCTACTCAAAATAATAAAGCATTAAGGGTTGTTTCTGGAACAGGTGGTGGATCTGGAGGAACAACAAATTTTACAACAGTGTTGTCATCAGCAGCTGGTAATTTATCTGTAAATGTTAATAATACATTTCCAGTTCAAGTTGTCTCTGGACTTGGACAAAACGTTGGCGATACAACATTATCTTTATCCCAATTACCAGATCACGTTCACTTTGGACTCACTGGATCACCAGGAGGATCTGGTGCTACACCTTTTAGTAATACTGGTGGTAGACTTGTTTTTGGTAGTACAGCTACAGGTCAAATGATAGAAAACACTGGTGGTGGTTCTCATACACACCCCTTTAGTGGATCTGCAACCATGAATGAGACAAGAACTTTTGGATTGGATTTGTCGGTGCAATACATAGACACCATCATTTGCTCATTAAACTAAATATGTTATAATACAATTACTATTTTGATTTAATCATGGCTCAAATCAAACCTGGAAACTTTTGTCCTCTTATTCAATCCGATTGTAAAGGTCTTGAATGCTCTTGGTATACCCAAATTAGAGGAACTAATCCAAATACAGGTGAACCAGTGGATGAATGGGCATGTGCTATTAATTGGTTACCAATGTTAATGATTGAAAATTCTCAACAACAACGTTCGACTGGTGCAGCGGTAGAATCGTTTAGAAATGAGATGGTAAAAGCAAATGAAAGTAATATTAATGTTTTGTCCGCTGCTGCTCAAATGCTGCAACATGCAAGAGAGAATAAAGTTCTAACTGCTAACGTTCAAGAGGTAACAGAAGAATGAAAAAATTTACATTAATTGAACAGGATCGATACATTGGTATTGATGGCATAGGTATTTTCTTCGATGAAAATAATTGGCCATTTGCAGATATAGAACATCTTTGGGCTATTCAATGGAAAGATAATGGGACTGAGGATGGTGATGGATGGATTGAATATGATTCTCCTGTTCCAAACACTCCATGCACTCTTGCTGATGTTCAAAAGTATGTAAATCATTTTGATGCTGAATATGAGCGTCAAATGGATACTAAAAGGAAGAAAGAAGAGGAAGACGCTAGAAAAGCAATTTCATGGCAGGATGCTATGAGAGAACTGGAAGAGCAGATGGAAAAGATGCAACAACGTCATGAGAAGACGATTGAAACTATCAAAGAAGATCATGATGCTCAGATGCAAAAAGTGCATCAAAGAGTTGCAGAATCTCACGAGAATCTGTTCTATTCCGCTGGTGTGATGCAGGATAATATTGAGGAAAGTAAGAATGCATTCCAAGTTGAAGCGGGATATGATAATTTAACTATCTTTGATGGTAATGTTGATCCATCGCTGTTTGATGAGTCTATTGACGAATCATTCTTTGATGATACAACCATATCTGAAGAAATGTTATTGAGCAATCCAGATTTGGGCAATCGAAATGTTATTGAAAACTTTAACAACATTGATTTAAGTGTATTGGATAGTGAGTTTAATCTTGAACTGTTGTTTGAGGAAGATCCAACTGAGCAAGTTGTAAATGAAATTGAAGAACTGATTGAAGAAGTTGAAAATGAGGAGGATTCCGCTGCTAAATGATTTCTAAATTATTTGAAGACAACTATCTGGTTGTTCCTAACTTTATATCATCAGACAAAGCAAAGCAATTAGCAGAAGATTTTAAACAATATGCAGATACTTATGATCTAAAAGAAGATCCTCAAGTATCTGATTGTAAAAGTAAGTATGATCACATTTCTTTTGTTGAATTGTTGTGTGAAAAAACAACCACAGTATCTCAGTTAATTGGAGAGACTGTGGTTCCAACATATTCTTATGCAAGAATATATCAACATGGCAATGAATTAAAGCCTCATGTTGATAAGTGTCAGTGTGAGATATCATTGACTGTTAATTTAGATTGCGATGAACCATGGGCAATATGGATTGAGACTCCTAAAAAGATAAAGAAAGAGGTAGTTTTAAATCCAGGTGATGCAATGCTTTACTTGGGTATGGAAGGTCTTCATTGGAGAGAACCATTCAAAGGAACATATTGTAATCAGGTGTTCTTACATTATGTAAGAAGTCGTGGACCTTATTTTGCTAGTTACTTTGATAAAGACCGCAAAATAACCAATGATACTATTAAATCAGTTGAGAATAAAGTTACTGTGTCTAAAAGTTTGAATAGAGTTGCAAGTTATATTAAAATCTATGATGATATTCTTACAAAAGAAGAATGTGACTTCATCATAGGAGAATATAAGAATGCAGTGGAGTGGAGAACGTCAGAAATTGGTGTGAGTGGTAATCAAAATACTTCAGTCAGAAATTGTGATATTATTAATATATCTCTGGGTCATGTAATTGATGCCAATCAAGATATTAGAAAGAGAATAGATGATATTCTTTTTAATAAATCTGCACTTGCTGCAAAAAAGTATATTGCAGACTTTCCTGATTGTTTTTTACAGTCTGATAGTGGATATGACCTTTTAAGATATCAAGAGGGTGGGTATTATATTCAGCACACTGATAACTTTAAGACACAACCTAGAACGGTGTCTATGTCATTTAATTTGAATGATGATTATATTGGTGGTGAGTTTGCATTCTTTGATAGAGAGATGCAAATTAGAACAAGACCAGGTTCTGTTGTTGTATTCCCATCCAACTTCATGTATCCTCATGAGGTTATGCCTGTTATTAAAGGAACACGATACTCAATTGTCACCTGGTTCACTTGACAACAATTGCGCTTGCTGGTATATTGTCAATAGTTGTTATTTTATTCGATGGCACTGTCTCAATCTGTTGAAACAAGTCTGAAGGAAGCAGAATCTTCTCTTCGTAATGCTTTGTCCTATGCTGCTCGTCAGGAACGTCCTGTGGTTTGCAACGCAATCTCAAAGCTGATTTTGGATATTGACCATATCATGAGCTTTGATGGTCTTTTGGACAAACTGGAACAGAGAGCGGAGGGAGACAAAGGAACTTGGGGTCCGTTTGGTTCGTAAAGTTTTGTTACAACACTCTAAAAACAATATTAAGGAATCACACTTTATGATTAAATAATGTTAGAATATGCTGACAATTCACAGGAGCAATCCATAATGACAATTTCCACCAATTCAAGCAGCAAACTCACTGATGATGAATGGCAGGAGATGATCGCCCTTAGGGATGCAATTAACACCAATCCAGCAACAGTTCACCCAGAAAAAATGGAGCAGTTTACTAAGTATCTTGTTCGTAGTATGAGGGAGATGGGAGCATAAGATTATAGATAATATATCTTATCTCAGCTAAAATGGATTCTGATTTACTTGAATTATACAACAAAGGTGTAAAAACAAAGGAAGATATAGAGTCGGATTATAAGAGCAGACTGGAAGAAAAAGAACGTGTTAAAAGCACGATTCTCCTTAAAACTGGTCTGCTTTGTCTTAGATTAACTGAAGACTATTTTAGAGAGACTCGTTATATTTTAAGTAGAAGAGAGTTGGAAGAGGGTGAAACAGTAGAGATTAAGTATAAAAGAAGAGAACTTGATAATAACTTGGATATTGGTTCTTTTGTTATAGATGATGACAATAGAAAATATTATCGAATCTTACAATTAACTGATACTGATACTCCAAAAACACATTGTTTTGTTGACATGAAGACTGGTATTGTGTATAAAGCACGTAACTCTACATCTGCAAATAAAAAACTGGCATGGGATATTGATGAATGCATTAGGGTAGCAGATTGGAGAGGATATTACTTAAATGAGGATCCAAAAATAGGAGAATAATCATGGGAATGTTTGACACAGTTAAAAGTTCTTACGATCTTGGTCCAGGTTATCAAAAGGAATTACAAACAAAAGATCTAGATTGTGTAATGCATCATTACTGGATTGATCCAGTTGGTAGATTGTTTTTGATTGATGATTCTCATACTGCCGACTTTGTAGAAATAAATGAGGGTGATGATGAATATGATCCTAAAAGATTATATTTAAATTATAAATGGGTTCCAAATGGTATTCATGGTAAAGTGAGACCAGTTTATCATTATGGTGTTGTGGAGGTTTATCCTGCTATGTGGGATTCCAAATATTCACCTTGGCCTAGTTGTCAATTATATTTTAGATATGGTATTATTGAGAAGGTAGTTCAAGAAACAGAACGATTTCAACTAGCAAGAGGTTATTGAATGTTCACCAATAGAGTACTGGGAACAGATAATAAGAGACTCACCCTGAATTGGTGGGAGTATTGGATTGGACACTGCTGGATGACTGGTTGGCAAAGCATTCGTGGAGCATTCCGCATTTGGAGTGACCTTATGACAGACAACTATAAGGATTATACTCTTCTTCATGATGATGATCCTTTTACTGAATGTTATGAATGGTTTTGGGTTACTCTTGGTGAAGATGAGGTTTATCCAAAAGCATTTCTTGAACATTTGATGCAACTTGCAGATGACGTTGAGACTGGTAAAGAGAAGGTTTATCCACTGGATGAGGACTTTTTTGAACGATTAAAAGAACTTACTGATGGTGTTGATGTAAATTTATTTGGAGAAGACGATGAAACTAATTAAATTTAAGCACAGAGTTGACTTTGGACATGACTGGTATGTTCAAATTTTGAATACTGGAAGACACTTTCCTAAGTTCATTAAAAACTATTCATTAATCCAATTGTCTGTAAGTTGGAATGATAGTGCTGGATGGCCTTATTTGCAAATTAGTTCTGGAGCTAATGGTCTTCTTAGTATTCTTTTTTGGGTTTATAAGTTTGGATTTGATATTGATATTCTCTCACGCACTTGGAATTTTGGTTACTTGGAAAAATTAGATGAAGAATCTCCCAGAAACCAGTATTGAAACTGTCACACCCACCCTTGACTCTGCCCCACCCTGCCCTATAATATTCTCATACACAACAAACCAATGACTTACAAAGCAACTCTCAAGGTTAAGTTTGATACTGAATGGACTTCCACTTCTTATAGTAGTGGATATGATCTTAGTATGCTTCCTGAAGAGCATTATACTTTTCAGGTTCCTGCTGAAGACCTTAATGTTCATCAACTGTTTCGTTTCTTCGCAACTGTTGCCCGTGCAATGGGTCATAATGACATCAACATTATGAAAGGTGCTTGTAGTGTTGCATTTAGTGAGGAAAGAAGTTACGAAGATATGCGTAAGGTTGCTGATGAGTTTGAACTGACTTTGGGTGAAGACCTAAAAACGAAGTTTGATGATATGCAGCAAGCAGAAGAAGAGTGGGAACGACTTAAGAAAGGTCCTATGGGAACTGTCCTGACTGATGAGGAACAATGCGAAGAGTCACTGTAAAACCTAAATCTAGCAAGGCAAAGAACCGTCTTGCTAACTCTATGGATGGTAATCCTATCTGTGTTGTTGAGCAAGACAAAGGAGATGGTATGTTGTTTCTTGCTAGTGAAAACCAGAAATACTTCTTCTGGGTCAATGTAAGTGAAGACTGCCATTGGGAAACTGAATGGGAAGTATTATGACTAAAGCCCAGCAGATTATGAAGTCCTATGATAGAAAGTGGGCAAGTATGAGAAACAAAAACTGCTATGATAGGAAATATGCTATCGCACACCTTATTCGTGAGACGGCACATCAAATCCTCCCACACAATCCCAGTCACCCATTTACTGCCTGGAAACAGGAAATGCTACAAATTGCTGATGAAATTGAGGCATTATGAAACCTAAAATGCGTGTCATTCTTGAGATGGCGATTGAAGAAGGTGTGCGTCGTGGGTATGCACGAGCACACAAACATGTAGAGAATCCTACTGAAGGTGCTATAATAGAGCACATTGAGGAGGCAGTGATGTCTTCTATCTACGAATACTTTACTTTTGACGAGGAGGATTATCAATGAGCTTGATTGATACGCTAGAATACTTCATCGATGATACCAGGGCACGTTGTTCTGATATTGAATGGGAGATCCGTGAGGAAGGAAACTATGCTCATGAAGAAGATCACACAGCACGATTTGATTACTTCTGTGAAGAGTATGATGAAGCAAAAGCACGGTTAGATGATCTGCTACAAATCAAATCCATTATTGAGGCACAACTTCATCAATGGATGGAAACAGGGGACGGCGTATGACTACTAAACCACAAACATTCAAGCATATCTCCCGTGCGATTGATAAACACGGAGTTCATCATCTTGATGCTCTGGATGAATTTGGACGGCACTGGTATGCTACAATGGAACAGAAAGAAGAACCTTGGCTCACTTATGTTCAACACTGGACTTTGAGGACACACTGATTATGTTATTTGACGAACCACTACTAAATTCACTACAAGGAACTATGGCTACGATTGACCCCTATTCAGTAAAGAAAGAAGCAATTGATGAGTATCGTATGGATACTATTGAGGAACGACTTACTCGTATTGAAGATAAACTTGATTTACTTATTATGCAACTAAAAATAGAGTTTTACAAAAAATGATTGACCTTATCAAAACACTACTCAAATCAGCACTTGCCACCTCCCGTTGGGGTCCGCTAACAGAGGCAGATGAAGAACTTGTATGGGACTCTTCTTTTGCTAAAATATTCAAAGCATCATCTATCCGCCGAACACCGTCAACACCACGCACTGCAATTACACTTGAATGACTCAACTTATTGATCCTTCTGATCCACGCTATTTCCGTCAAACATCTGACGAACCATATCTCCGTCACGATTATAAATTAGTAACAAGCACTGGCGAATCTGTTATCTTTGATAATTATGAAGATGTGCAGCGTAGGTGGTTTGAGCGTGGTGGTAATTTTTTAAGTCACGTTGAGGTTCTAGATCACAAAGAACCTAAGAATAAAAAGAAGAAAGGATTTTGATTATGATTGACTGGACAACGAGATTTGAAGCTCTGCCCGA